CCCAACCTTGTTTGAATATCTAGAAAATCTGCTTGAAACTCTGCAGTCTCTTCTACTGTTAAACCTAGTGCTGCAAAGTTTCTGGCATTCTCTTGCACTTGTGCACTTACATCTCTAAAAGTTCTCGCACCTCGATTTGCACTTCCTTCTAGAACAGCAAGACTGGTTGCACTGGAACTTATTACGCCTGTAAATGTAGAAAGTGCAAGGTTTGCTCTTGTGGATGCACTAAGAGTGTCAAATAGGCTATCTCCAAAAGTTACACCTACACTGGACAGTCCTCTAAAAACTTCGATTTGTCCGTCGACAACATTTACAAAAGCCTGTATAGTTTCTCCGAATACTCCGCCGAAAACAGGTACTTGCCTAATCAGACCAGTTAAATGATTAGAAAATTCGCCTAATGATGTTGATCCGTCTATGAAGGTTTTTGTAAGACCATATGCAGCTTCTGCGGTGTGTCCTACCCCTCTAGTAAATCTATTTTCTGACCTTTTTAATTTTTTTGTCCAGTCTTTAAGATACTCACTGGAGTTTTTTGCACTCTCGCCTAGCTTTTTTAGCTTATCCTTAGCTTGTGTGTCAGATCCAGAGACTTTTTCGAAATGATTTAATAATTGCCGAAGCGTAGCTTCGGTTGCAGCATTATTAAGTGTAACCTTTTCGTTTCCAAACGTACCTGTGACTTGATCTCTTGCCATAATTTAAAAAACTCGAGTTTTTTCTATATAAATAGAAAACATTAATTGTATTTATTCGGAGTTGACCAATGGCAGAACAGTTCGCACCCGGCGATAACCCACTAAAGAAATATTTTCGTCAGCCCAAAATTTATATCACACTGCCCAGCGACGGGTTGTATTATAAAGAACAGGATATAGAAATTCCCGAATCTAGAGAAATTCCTGTATATCCTATGACTGCAAAAGACGAATTAGCATTCAAAACTCCGGATTCTCTGCTTAACGGCCAGACCACAGTTAATGTAATTCAAAGCTGTGTTCCTGCAATTAAGAATGCCTGGAACATGCCCAGCATAGACCTAGACGCTATTCTTGTAGCAATAAGGATGGCAACTTTCGGTGAGATGCTAGACATTGAAACAGTTGTTCCTGGTCTGGACGAAGAAAGAACTTTTGAACTTGATCTAAGAACTGTTTTAGAACAATTACAAAACAATCACTTTGATAACACTTTGCACATAGGTGACATGACAGTCACTCTCAGACCTTTGACTTATAGAGAATTCACAGACAATGCTCTAAAGACTTTTCAAGAACAGAGGCTGTTTTCGCTTGTGCAAAATCAAGAAGAAATGTCTGAGTCAGAAAAGATCGAAAGATTCAATCAGAGTTTTTATGCATTGACAGAGCTCAATATCAACATGGTTGTGTCCAGCATTGAACAGATCCAATTGGAAGATGCTGCAGTTACAGATCGGCAGCATATACAAGAATTTCTACAAAATGCAGATTCACATTTTTACACAGCAATTATCGAACACATCGAAAAGCAAAAAGAAAATTTTGCAATTCCTCCCCTAACTGTGCAAACCACAGAAGAAGATCAAGAAAAAGGTGCACCGGAATCTTATCAAGTGCCTGTGACTTTTGATCAATCAAATTTTTTCGAATCAAAATCCTGACCTGGACTACTGACGAAATTTTACACGAAGTAAAAGAACTGGAAAATCAGTCTAAACAAATAAAACAAGAACTTCTAAAAATATGTTGGTTTATGAGAGGGTCAGTGTCGTATGAAGACGCATTTTACATGAGTGCAGAAGAAAGAGAAATAATTGCTAAAATCATAAAAGACAATCTTGATTCGACCAAAAAGACAGGTCTACCTTTTTTCTAGTTTGCCGGATTTTTTAATTCTGTCAACAATATCATCTAGCTCGTCGTCTTGTTGTTTTTGTTGACCTGCTGGAGCAACTCCGCCTGTTGCCTTTCTTAGAGAACCTGCTAGGCCAGCAGCAACATCGCCTGCCCAATCACCGGCTCTTTCAGCCGATCTACCTGCTCTTTGCAGTTTAAATCTTCTAGCTAAAGGCCTAACTAGATCTTGATCTTTGGCTGTGTTATAGAGTTCAGCGACTCTATCGGTCACTGTTTGTTCTGTGCTCAGTTGTAACCTCTGCTGTTTTGTGGCCATCTTTCCTGTTTTTTTGCTTGCCCATTGTGCACCTAGCCATTCAAATTCTTCATTTCCCAGTGTCCTAGTCTCACCTTTTTTAAAATCTGAAGCTCGTGTAGTTACAAGTTCCTGAAAAGCAGCTTTTTCTGCTGTAGAAAGAGATTTGTAATTTTGCAGTATCTGTTTTTTAGCAGATTGATTCTCTATTAGTTCACGTAGTCTCATAGTAATAAATTCCTTACAGAACTATTTAGTGTATTAGCTGCGCTAATACAAGTTTTCGCTGTCGCTCAAACTACGGGTTTTCTTTTTGATTGAATTATGACATAATTAACATATGATATTAGGCAGCACGAAGTGCTGTTGCTTAATATCATCTAGATAGTGAGGTCATACTTCGCCCAACAGGGCGAAGATACAGCTTTGACATCATCTGAGTAGAGTCAGCCATACTTGACACAGGAGATTTGCTATTACAGCAGCAGAGGCGGTTGACCTGTACCCCTTACTCCAGCTTCGTCATATCAACGGGCGGCAGTGTATCCCTGTCAAGCGAAATCACTTGCCGTGGTGTTGCTTTTTCTCAGAGCACCAATCTTTTGAAGCCTTTCGTATACTTCTCACGTGGACACGTCAGAGTCTGAACGCAGTCTTTCATGCGTCCTCAAGACGGGCAATCCTTGCCAGTGTTGTCCTTGTTAGCCTTGCGAGTTGCGCCTTTGCAGTGATTCTATCAGAACCTTTGATCCGCCTACTCTTACATTAATAATACCGTTATAGTATTCTTCTGTTTCAAGCACTCTGCGGTCAAACTGTTCAGATGCTTCTAAATAGCTCATTTCTGCACGAGACGTACAAAAATAAAGTATTTCTCTTGTGAAGTTTTCTGTGCCCAGCTCTAGAACATCTTCTAGAAGATTGTCTGAACTACCCCAGTAGTCCTTCCAGTCTGATTCTTTATATCCTCGCCTTCGATTTTTTTTGCCTTTGAGTGGTGGTCGAGAAGTTTTAAATTTAGCTAGTTTTTTGCCTATGTATTTGCGCCCGTTGGTGAGATTGGTTATCAAGTAAACGAAGCCTTCGTATTCGTCGGGTATTTCGATCACGGGTTTGCCTTGATAAGTCCATTGCGACATGCACTTATATAAGCCTTATTCGTCTGAGCCTTGGTCACTTTTGGGTTTTCTTGCATTAAGATGTTTAGTTGCCTTGTATGAGTTGATTATTTCGTCTTGCCTTACTTTTGATAGATACTGTACTTCCCTAAGCCAACGCCTAGCATGTCTGTAAGTTCTAAATGAACGCCTTTTTTCAAATGCCTCGTTATGTTTGTAATATTCAAGGTACGCTTTAATGAGCATGTCATGTGTATCATCCTCCTCGTCGTATACTAGTTTTCTGTCTCGCTCGGGTACTCTCTTTGGCATTATACTATTTCAATATCGTCTGAATAAGAAGTAAATCCACCTTCCTTGATTACTTTAAGAATATAATTAACACGGCCTACAAGTTCATCTCTATGCGATATTAGAAAAATGTTCTTTTCTCTGTCTCTGCCAATCTTCTTTAATACATGGAGAGAATTTTCTACACCTGAACTATCTAGCCCGCTATCAATTAACTCGTCTATAAACAGAAGATTGATATTTTGATAGAGACTTTCCCATACATCTCTAAATGCGAATGATAAACCCAGTATCAGCCTGTTTCTTTCACCTCTCGAAAGATTGTCAAAGTCTAGATCTTGACCTAGCTGTGTTATTTCAACTGATAGATCATTTTGGAATTCTACGAGATGCGGTAGACCTAATTTGTCAAGATAGTATGTCAACCTATTGTTTAGATAGGCTAAGTTTTGATCTATGATCTTCTTTCTAATAAATGAATCTTTGTTTGTAAGAAGCTTTAACAGGAACTCCTGATGCTCTTTCAAATTTGTAAGATCATTCACAGGAGACCAATCAATTTCTTGCAGTGCTTCTGTGTTTAATTCGTCAATCTGTGCTTGATAGGGATCTTCTTCTTTTTGTTTGTCTTGGAGACTTTTCTTTAGGCTGTCTACGTTGTTTCTGTGTTCGTAGGCTTCTTTTTGTAGTTCATAGAATGTAGAAGGCTTTTGATCAAGGTCGCCTATTTTAGATATGCCTTTGAGGACATCGTTCAGTTTATCAGTAACTTCTTTTAGATAGGTTTCTGCGTCTTGGAGCTCTTGGGCTTTTTTGTTTATGATTTCTTGTTTTTTGTCTGCGTGTAGCTCTTGTCCACACGCATAACACACAGCGTCTTCCAGTTCTAAGATGTCTTTTTCGACTTTTTTCACAGAGTCTTGAGCACGCATTTGAGCACTCTCGAGTGTGCTTTTTTCTTTATTAAGAGCCGTTAACGCAGAATTAAATTCCTGCCAAGTCTGCAATTTTTCGTGATTTTCTAGCTCTTGTTCAATGTCTAACTGTTCCAGTTCTGTGATAGCTGTTTCTAATTTCTCTAGTTCTTTTGTGTGTTTTGACTGCCAGGCATTTTGTTTCGTGCCCAGACTGCGAATAGTTTCTTCAATTCTCAAATTCGCAGACTGTATTGCTTCTATTCTTGTGGTTTCTTCTGTAATTGCAGTTTTTGTCGCTCTAATCTGTTCTTTTAGATTTTCTGCTTTTTCTGACAGAATAGTAATACCCAGCAATTGTTCAATAATTGCTCTCTGATCGTTTTGTCGCATTGACAAGAATGGCTCAGAATAGGTGTTAAGTGCTACAACATGTTTAAACATATCGTGACTCATACCCAGCAGACGATTGATTTCGTCTTGAGTTTGACGCGAGTCACCCTGCGATTCGTCTGTGAAATCCTGTTCTTGATCGTTTATATAAAATTTAAGAACATTAGGAGAACGACCTCTTTCAATTCGATAGTCTACTCCGTCTTTCTCAAAATGAAGAGTGACTAACATGTGCTTGGAATTGGTCTTGTTTATAAGATTGTTCTTTTTGATGTTGGTCAATGCACTGCCATATAGAGCATATGAAAGAGCATTGATTATAGTTGTTTTTCCTGTGCCATTTCTTGAGCCAGAATCGTCACCTCCCTGATCTAGATTTTCGCCCAGAACAAGAGTAAGCTGCTCGTGTGAAAAGTCAATCGCTTGTGTTCGATTGCCCACACTCATGAAATTTTTCACAGTAAGATCTTTGAAGCGGATCATAATTCGTTGTATATACTCAATAGTGTTGAACTGTCAAAAGATTCAGATTCAATTGCTGTAATTTCTTTAGATACAATTTCGTCGACGCTTTCGAATGTAGAAATATCAACGTCGGTAGAAATTTCTTCAATCTGTTTTTGCGGAATGAGAGTAATTTCTCTGCAACCGTGTTGTTCAATGTAGGTTTCTTTGATAAACGATGCTTCTTCAAAAGATATTGGCAGATCCAGCGTGACTCTGAGATAGCTTTTTGGTACAGCCATATTATTATCAGGTTCTAGCAATTCACTTAATTTTGCAGTTCTATACTTAGGAGCATCAGGCCAGTCAATATAGAACGGTTCTTGATTGTTCTTTTTATCAAGAATCATCATGCCTCTCGCATCGTCCCAAGCATCTGCAAAATTGTGCGGGAACGCATTGCCGATATAGTGAACCTTGCCTCTCTGCTGACGCTTGTGAAAATGTCCAGTAAACACATATTCCTGATTGGCAAAATGTTCTGCTTTTAGTTCGCCGTTGTCTGGCATCTGCACCATTGCATTCATATAGAAATGCGGCAGTTCAAAATGACCAAACATATAGCGAGACTTCATCTTTGCAGCTTGCTTCCACTCATCTTCAACTAACCACGGAACCATTGCAACATCGTCTCGTTCATACAGTTCGTTTATTACTGTAATGCCAGGAATGTGTTTTGCATATTCTACAGAATGCACATCTCTTTTGTCTTTGTAGTATAAATCATGATTGCCAGGAAAATAAAAGAATTGGTCAAATGATTCTCCTAGTTTTTCCAGTATTCTTAGAGAATGTTGCATTGTGGTAACATTGAGAGAGTTTCTATTGTGATGTAGATCACCACAGAATATACCAGTTTCGCAACCGTTTTGTTTTGCTTGATCGATAAACCAATCAACAAAATCTTCGCAGTCTTGATTGTGGATTCGAGAGTTGGATTTCAGTCCTAGGTGTAGGTCGGTAAATACCGCAGCTTTATCAAACATATCTTACAAGTATATGATCTTTAAGTAAAAAGTCAACCGTTAATTTTCAAAGATGTAAACACTTTGTCCGCAATCCCAGACTTTGCAGTACCCGTTAATTTGCATGTTAATTTCTGCAGACAAGTCTTTGTTGAAATTCTCAAGTTTATTTTCAAGTAGATGTTTTTGCCATGCATGTCTGGAGCCTGCATAATTTCCCTGTTTGTCTACATAGAAAAATCCCGGAGGAGAATGATGCTTGAACTCAAATCCTGCGGATTCGTAGACTTTGCCTTGGCTATAGCGTCGATCTGCATATGATACTAGTTTTTCTCCTGGCTTCATATACTGTCTCGCAAAATGCTTAACTAGCTTGCTTGCGCCGCCTTTAACAGAATGATTCTCTAACGAGCATAATCTAATCAATTCGTATTCGGTGTTTTTAGAAAATCTATTGTGTGAAAAACAAGCAACTGCTACTATCTTGTTGTTGTATATTAATCCTAGATCAACAGAACTAGCACAATTTCCCTGCAAATGATTTTGGTTGAGAAATTGTTTTTTTGCGTGTTTATCAATAGATACAACCTGTGTTTTTCTTCCATGAACGGAATTTTCTAATCCGTTTAATTTGCTTTTGATTATGTTGGCAACTATGGAAGTTTTTTGTCTTACCTCAAAGTCCCAAAAATGCAAGAGATTGATTCCTGCTTCTGCGGACTTGGTAGTTTTGTCCAGATGATAGGCTTGTGTTTTGAGAAATTTTTCTGAATGAAAATAAATGCCGTTAACTTCTATGCCTAGCAAAAAATCTTCAAAGTAAAGATCTATTTCTTGCGGATCTATAATAGATCGAGTATTCCTTTTTATGGAATAGTCGTTACAGAACAAATCAAACAAGATATTTTCTTCAAAACTGTGCTGATGCCTTTGAATTTTCAAATCATGCTTGTGAAACAGTTTTGCTAGATTGCTCGGTGATACTTCAAGATCTTGTGCAATTTCTGCAACACTCTTTCCTTGAGAATTTTGTTCTCCGAGCCAGTCGGTATTTTCCAGTCTAGACAAAACGCTTTCAGGGTAATAGTTTTTTCTTCTTGTTTGTGAAATTTGTTTTCTTATTTCTGAGTTTTGAGCAGGATTTTCAACTCCGTACTTTTTCTTGTTTGTGGTTTTAATCTTGTCTTGAATTTCTGTGTTTTTTAGAACACACAATTCGCCGTATCTTTTTAAGTTTGTAGACTCAATTTTGCTTTTTACGGATTCTGCTTTTGCAGGATTATCAAATCCGTATTTTTCTTGCCATGCTTGCTTTGTTTTTTCTTTAACGCTGTCTAACTGCATTATGTGATCAACTCCGTACTTTTCTCTAGAAGTATTTTTAACAGCAGATTTGTATGCGGTTGTTTTCGAATAATGTTCAGTGCCGTATCGCTCGAAGCTGGTTTGTTTTGTTTTTTCTTGCCATTCTTTTGTTTGAGAATGCCATTCTACGCCGAGGTTTTTGAGATTGTTCTGTTTCTTCTCTTGTACAGAATAGCGAGCTGTGCATTTTTTGCTGCAATATTTTCTATATTCTCTCTTGTCTGCATGCCACGAAAGAACCGTACCGCACTTGCACACAGGAATTTCTGTAGATTGAATCTTCCAGTGATACAGCAATTGTCTAGGATTTTGAGAATTTATTTTCTGAGAAATAGATTCAAATTTCCCTCCAAGGGGAGAGTCTAGCAACTTTTTAAATGTTAATCTTTCGATGTTTGTTAACTGTTCTATTATCTCATGCGTTTGGGTCGTTGCTGTCATGCTGTTTTGCTCTGCGTAGATCTGCTTCCCATTCGTGATTGTTTGTTCTTGTATAAGAAGGATTAAGATCGTTCATTTCCAGTATATCGTCACGAATGTTTTGATTCTTCTTTTCTATATTTATAATTCTAACGAAAGAATTGGTCACAGCCGCAGTATAGTAGGCGAAAGGATTGTTAGATTTTGATTCGTCAAATTGTAAACCAATCTGAGAAAGCTGAAGAATTGCCTGTCCCTTCATCTCGTCGTTGTATGTATAATTTCTAACATTGCCTTTTGTAGCGTAACGATCTACCAATTTCAGCCACATACGGGCCAGCTTGTCTGTAGCCTGGCCTTTTGATTTAGAAAATTCGCCAGTATCTACATCGCCTCGCCAGTGTGATTTTCCTACACAAACAAGGTCGTCGTTTTCGTCAAACTTCCAGTGCTGGAACGGCGGAAAGTTCAGTTTGGTTTTTGTATCTGCTACGGTTTTGGGATTTTTCTTTCTGCCTGGTTCTTCAGGAATATGGTCGAATGTCATTATTCTGAAAATCAATTCTTGTTTTGTGATTTTTCTGTAGTCAACTTCGCAGTCTGCTTGCTTTACTTTTTCGCCTGCCTGTTTTCTTGCTTCAAAGTCTGCCTGAGATAACCTCTTTGCTTTGTTTCGCTTTGCTTCTGCGATTGTGCGTATATTGATACGATCAAGTGATGCAAGTATAATGTCGTATCGATGATATTCAGGCTGTGTGAAAGAACAAAATGTAGTTTTTGATTTGTGTATTTCTGCTAGTAAGTCTCTGTTGTTAAGATAATTGACTTTCCTCAATGAATTCTCCTAAGTTATTGATACTATTATAATATATGCAGTTTATTTTGTCAACTAAATACTGCAAGGAGTAATTTTATGGTAGATTCGTTATTTGATATAGCAGGCAGAGTTGATAAACTGCTTAGGAATCCTCCCGACACAGAACCTCAACAAGATAGCCAGGAAGATGCACCAGCACTATTTGAATCTGGCAACAAAGACTGGCGAGTAAGACTGGCGATTCCTCCTAATCTTTCTGCCTATCAGGATGCCGAAATTCTAAAACCACTAAGGGAAACTAACAACAGCATGGTGTGGCCCTATACTCCTAACATTTTTATGACGCACAGTGCAAATTATAATAAATTGACTCCGGTACACAGTAATTATCCCTTTCCAATTTACGAAAACAGCCAAGTTGATCAATTTATTATTCAGGGTGAATTTACAGCAGAAAATGAACAAGAAGCTCGCTATTGGCTTGCTGCCATGCATTTTTTAAGGTCAGTTACAAAAATGGCGTATGGCAGGTCAGAAAATCAAGGTGCTCCGCCGCCGGTGCTAAAGCTGAACGGTTATGGAGATTTTGTTTTTAAAGACCTGCCTGTGATAGTAGAACAATTTCAGCTGAATTTGCCAGGAGACGTAGATTACATACAGGTACCTGGCATAGGATCTGGCCAGGGATCATGGGTACCGACAAGATCAGAAATTTCAGTTGGAGTATTCCCAACCTTTTCGAGAGACACAGTTAACAAATTCAGTCTTGACAAGTTTGTCAAAGGCGAGTATATCACACAGCGCAGAGGAACCAGCCCAGGAGGATTTATCTAATGGCAAAATATACATCAGATTCTCCCTGGTTTGACACACCAATTCGCAACGGCAGATTTCTAGACAAACTGAGTATCAGGCCAGTTCCTGCTAGCAACGACGATGTTCCGTATACAATACAAAGTCAATATCACTTGAGACCAGATTTGCTGGCATTTGACATCTATGACAATGAAAAACTATGGTGGGTTTTTGCTCAAAGAAACATGAATGTAATAAAAGATCCTGTATACGATTTTCAGTCTGGCGTTGAAATATTTCTACCTAGGAGATCCAGTCTTTTTAGACTGCTTGGTTCATAAATGAGTTTTCTATCAAATCTACGACAATTTGTTGGTATAGATTCCAGTGCACCTGCAAGACAGGATCGAGAGGGGGGAGGACGAAGTTCGTCAACAGACGATCAACAAGATACTACTCCAACACAATCAAGCGATTCTACTGCTGACAGTCGGCGACGAGGAACTGCTGCCAGAGCTCAGCAAGACAGCTCTCTTTCTGACAGACTTGTCGACGAGACTGCACAAGAAAGAGCACAAAGGTCACAAGCAGACGCCCAAGCACGAGGACCCGGCTCCGGAGATGATCTTACAGACCCCCCGTCGCGAGAGGATAGAGGCCGAGACGAACGTAGTAGAGGAGGCTTCGACGGAGATAGCGGGCAATCACCTAATATTAGTCTAGAAGACGAAACACCTGGTGCCCCTAGTACACGCAGTCCTGCAGATCCAGGCGAGGACGACAAGGGTGCTACAGAGTCCACTGACTCTGCTGGTGAGACTGCAAACACAGAGTCTGACGTAGAAGCCGGTAATGTGCCTCTTGCAAACCCACTATCTGTTTTTTCCAGTTATTCAAGCATAATATCTCTTTTTGTGCTTACCAAAGAGGAACTTGCCAATCCTGATGCATACAGACAATCTGAGCCAGAATTTTTAATAGCAAGAACAGGTGGCATTGGAGCAGACGGCGACAACATAACTCCTACTATCTTTGAAGAAAATCTGGGTATCAGAGTAGAATACTTTCTTGACGATCTGGAAGTGGAATCTCTGCTAGCACAAACTCCTAACACTCGTCAGACCAATGCCACTATAGTTAGATTTACTCTGAAAGAGCCCTATTCTATGGGCATGTTTTTAAAGGCACTTCAATTTACAGTGTCTAGATCAGACCCTCAGCGAACGTCTTATATAGACCCTCCCTATCTCTTAAAAATAGATTTTAAAGGGTTTAATGACCAGGGGGAATATGTAGGTGTCCCTGCAACTTCTAGATATATTCCCATTAAATTAACCAGAATAGAATTCAACGTTTCTGCAGGAGGCAGCGAGTATCAAATCGAAGCAGTTGCCTGGAACGATCAAGCCTATGCAGACGAAATACAAACAATTACAGACAATCTGTCTCTCAGTGGTAGCAGTGTGCGAGAATTTTTAACATCAGGATTGCAGGGCAGACAGCAGGATACTCAAAGGCAAGGACTTGCAGGGTTTCTAGAAAAAAGAGAACAAGACCTCACAAAATCCGACGACGAAGAACAAGAGCCATTTAAAGAAAAGCCCGACCAGTTTATAATAGCATTCCCAGAAACACAAACCAACAGGCAACCCAATAATGGGCCACAAGAAGATCAGGGAGCCGTTACAACGAACAACGGGCCTGAGATAACTGTAAATTCAGGAGGCAGCGAAGAAGCCATTGTTGGCGAACTAGAATCTTTCAATAACAAAATCGGAGACTCCAGAATAGTTGTAGAAAGAGATTCTGCAGGAACACGCAACGACGGAGAACTCAGCGAAGATGAAGATTTTATACAATTTCGCAGAGTCTCAGTTAGAAACGACGGTAGAGTACTACAGTTTCCGTCAAAAATGAGAATACAGGATATAATAGAAGAAGTTGTTCTTCTATCAGAGTATGCAAAAGATCTAGCAGAAAAAGAACCAGATTCTCTTGGCTACAAAGACTGGTTTAGAATTGAAACAAGAGTGTATGAACAACTAACCGAACCAGACAAAATCACAGGAAAAACACCCAAAGTCTATGTATACAGCATTGTTCCATATAAAGTAGAATCGCATAGATTTTTAGGACCAGACCAGAGCCTGGGAGATCGTTCAATAGAGCAACTAAAAAGACTTGCGCCAAAAAAATACGAATATATCTACAGCGGTGCAAATGATGATATCATTAGTTTCGACCTCCAATTTAACACAGCATTCTTTCAAGGATTGCAGGAAGACCTTGGACAAAAATCTCAAAAAATTCAAGAACAAGGACGTCCCGATCTAGGTCTTGACGACCAAATTCTTTCTTTAGTGCGAAGTGCCAGGGAAGTCGAAGAGCAGGAAACAATAAATGGACCACGAGCAGATGTGCAAAGAGAACGTGCGACTGGTATAAACACAGGTCAACAGGGCGGATCTGCCGGCACGGGTGATACTGACGAAAGAACAGCAATTGCTAGAAACTTTAATGAAATTATTGTTAATGGTCTTGATTTAATTACATTGGATATCGAAATATGGGGTGATCCCTTCTTTATAGCAGATAGCGGTATTGGCAACTATAATGCACCAGGAACCGGTAACCCCTATATAACATCTGATAATACCTTAGATTATCAATATTTTGAACCTATCTGTTTGTTGGAGTTTAAAACACCTATAGATTACGGACAAGACGGGCAAATGATATTTCCAGAAAATCAAGGCGAGCCTGTAGCCGAATTTAGCGGTGTATACAGAATTCTTACAGTAAGAAACAGAATATCTTCAAACAGATTTACACAGGAAATGCAAATGGTTCGGCTTAGAAATCAAGAATTACAAGAAAGGTCGGCAAACACAGGCCCAGGATTTACAGTAACTAACCCCGGAGCTCCGGGCGGAGACGCAGGAGTAAGGAGTTAAGAATGGTAAAGCGATATCAAAACACATCACGAAGAACCGGGGCAACGTCCAGGGATTATGACATCTCACATAACCCCGGACCATTTATTGCAATTGTAGTAAACAATGTTGATCCTACCTATATGGGACGACTTACTGTGGTCCTTCAAACAAGAGTACAAGCAGGTGACAATCCGGAATTTCGAGAAAACCAAATTGTAGTAGACTATTGCCCTCCTTTTTTCGGAGCAACTCCTATACAATCGCTGCAAATTGACAGTTCGGATTTGCCCTGGGTCAGCGGACAAAAATCATATGGCATGTGGTTTGTTCCGCCTGAAATAGGCGCAAAGGTTCTAGTTATTTTTACAGAAGGAAACCAGGGATATTGGATAGGTTGCATACCCGAGGCCGGAATGAATTTTATGACCCCTGGCGTGGATGTTGCAACAGAAATAAACGACGCCGGCGGCGACAGAAAGCTGCCAACTGTGGAGTATCAGAAAAATCAGGTAGAAAATATTCCAGACGATTTAACGCAGATACCCAAACCTGTAAACAATGACCTTTTTATTGGTTCTGCAATTCGTGGTCTAGTAGATGATCCTACACGAGGATTTACAACAGCAAGTGCTCAAAGAGAAACTCCTTCTTCTGTGTTTGGCATTTCTACTCCAGGACCTAGAGAAAAAAGAGTAAATCCTGTCAGAGAAAATAATAGAGTATTTTTTAACAGACTAGGCGGATCTAGTTTTGTAATGGACGACGGTGATGAAAGATTTTATAGAAAAGGCGATCCATCGGACACAGCGTCGACTTATGTAGATCAAGAACAAGATACTGCTGGCGAGGAATTTGACAACACCATTCCGCACGGTGAAATGCTTAGATTAAAAACAAGAACCGGGCATCAAATTCTCATGCACAATTCCGAAGATTTAATCTATATAGGAAATTCGCGTGGCACAGCCTGGGTAGAATTAACTTCCAATGGCAAAATTGACATATATTCTCAAGATTCTGTATCTGTACACACGGAAGCAGATCTAAACTTTAAGGCAGACAGAGATATCAATTTCGAAGCTGGAAGAGACTTCAATATAAAAGCAAATCAAAATATCACCCAAGAAAGTGTAGAAAGTTTTCAGTTGATAGTCGGTGATGGCGGAAAGATTACAACTCAAAAAGGCAATTTAGATGTAAACACAAAAGACGGTAATAGTAATTTTACAGCAAGTGCGGACACAAATATAAAATCTGGAGGTAATCATGTGGAGGAAGCCAGCATAATACACATGAATGGCCCTTCTGCTGCTACAGCTGATGAGGCAGAGCCTCTAGATTCTTTTGTGCTTCCAGGAACTGTGCCCGGCTCGCAGCCAGGAGAAATAGAATCTATTCTAAAAAGAATGCCACAAAGAGAACCTTGGCTACATCATGAAAATCTTGCACCTCTCAACTTTACTCCAGAAAAAACAGACATTAAATCCAATGAACCTGCTCCCGAAAGCAGCGAGTATAATCCTACTAGAGACACATTCAAGCCCACTAATAACGGTTAAATATACTGATGAGCACACTAGAAAAAAACATATACAAACAGGTCAATGTTCCTGCCAATCAAAAACCAAAGGCTCCGCCTGAGAGCAGAGCTTATAGAGGAATTAGCACAGTTAATCCTGACGACACCAACTGGAGAAAATATGATATTGCTCTTATCAAACAGGACATTATCAATCATTTTCACATCCAGAAAGGCGAAAAATTAAGTGATCCTAGCTTTGGAACCATAATTTGGGCAGTGCTTTTTGAGCCCTTGACAGATGACCTTAAACAAATTATTGCAGATGATGTAACACAAATAATCAATAGTGATCCCAGAGTAGTGGCAGAAAGGATTGTAGTTGACGAATACGACAAAGGCATACAAATAGAAGCAACTCTGCGATATCTAAACTACAACATTTCTGAAAGCATGCGTATTGATTTTGATCAAGAAAACGCAATTAATTAAATTACCAGTTAATTCTTTCCGCTAAATACAAAACAAGCAAGGAAACAGTATGTCATCAACAGACAGACAAAACAGGTTGCTGTTAACAGAAGACTGGAAAAGAATATACGAATCATTTAGAAACGCTGATTTCAAAAGTTATGATTTTGACAATCTTCGTCGCACCTTAATAAACTATCTCAGAGAGAACTATCCTGAAGATTTCAATGACTACATAGAAAGTTCAGAGTATCTGGCATTAATTGATATGATTGCGTTTCTAGGGCAAAATCTTGCTTTTAGAACAGATTTAAATGCCAGAGAAAACTACATTGATCTTGCAGAAAGAAGAGAAAGTGTTCTGAGACTGGCTCGGTTATTGAGCTATAACCCCAAAAGAAATCAAGCAGCAAACGGTTTATTAAAAATTACAGCAGTTTCAACAACAGAAAGTGTTAGAGACAGCAATAACAACAGCCTTGCAAACAGAACAATTGCATGGAATGACCCTACAAATGCTAACTGGCGTGAACAGTTTGAAAGAATTCTAAATGCAGCACTGCCTCAAAACAGTCAAATTGGAAATCCTCAAAAGCGTGAAATAATTCAGGGACTAAGAACAGAAAAATACAAAATACGAAGTGTAAATCCTGAAGTTCCTGTATTCGGATTCAACAAGGCTGTTGACGGAAGAACCGTACAATTTGAAGTTACTTCTGCAGACATAACTCCAAACAGTATTCTAGAAGAACCACCGCTTCCTGGAAACAGCCTGGGATTTCTGTTCAGAAACGACGGACAAGGGCCCGGTAGTGCAAACACTGGATATTTCTGTCATTTTAGACAAGGCGAACTAGACCAGGGTGACTTCACAATAGACAATCCTGTTGCTAACCAGACAGTAAATGTTGATGCACAAAACATCAACAACACAGACGTTTGGTTATATGAAATTAACCTAAGCGACAGACGCAGCGAATTATGGACCAGTGTAGACGCAGTTGCTGGCAACAATGTGATTTTTAACAGTATTGACAAGGATCGCAGGAAAATTTACGCAGTCACTACCAGAGCAGATGACAGAATCGGTCTTGTGTTTGCAGACGGAACATTTGGAGAGATTCCAAATGGCAGATTCAGAGTGTATTATAGAACAAGCATAAATGCACCGCTACAAATCAACCCAAGCGACCTACGTAACATAGTTGTTAGAATTTCCTATGTCAGTCAAACAGGACAGTCAGAAACCGTTACTCTTACACTGGGATTGCAAGAAACCGTAGATAACAGTGCAAGAAGCGAAACAAACGAATCTATCCGAAGAAATGCTCCTGCTCTGTTCTACACACAAAATAGAATGATAACAGGAGAGGATTATCAGCTTGCTCCGCTTACAGTTAGCCAACAAATTGTAAAAGCCAAGAGCATTAACAGAACAAGTTCTGGTGTATCTAGATTTTTTGATCTTGTAGACAGCACGGGCAAATATTCCACAGTAAATCTATTTGGCACAGACGGTGCGTTGTATAAAGTAAGAGAATTACCGCAGATTTCTTTTGGCTTTGATACACTCACTGACATAGAAGGTGCAATTATAAATGACATAGAACCAATTCTAGCTAGCACAGAATTAAACAACTTCTACCTTGACAGTTTTCCTAAAATCTTTATAGACGACCTAGGAGGAACATGGCAGCAGAATACGCGAGAGACAAATCAATCCACAGGTTTTGTAGAAAATGAAAGAGGCATAAGAATTCAACTTGCTGCTTTCACAGGTAGCAATTACAGATTTGTAAAAACAGACAGTCTAATCAAATTTGAAGCACCTGCAGGTTACTATTTTTTTAACGGCGAACTTGTTCAAGGAGCACCAGATTTTAGAGGAGGCGACACCAAGATTTGGGCGAAAGTAGTTAGTATTAGAGGCGACGGCACAGAAGTTGCAGACTCTGTAGGACCGGTTGTTCTTAACGAAGCTGTTCCAACGGGTGCACGTCTGACACAGGTTATTCCTGCTCTTCCTAGATCTTTAACAGATCAAACAGCACAGCAATTGGTTGATCAGGTATTTTCTTTTAGAACTTTTGGTTTACGGTATGACCGGCGAAACAGCGAGTGGAGTATTATAACTCAAACCAATCTCAACACTACTACAGACTTTTCTACAGGTAAAACTGGCGATACCACAAATCAAAATCTAGATGCAAGTTGGTTCTTGCTGTTTGAAAACGACGGCGAAGCATATACTGTTACACATCGTTCTACAAAATATGTTTTTGAAAGTGACAGAGAAATTAGATTTTTCTTTGACGAAGATTCAAAAAACTTCAATCCTCGGTCAGGCAGAGTACAGAAAGACAGAATCAGTATATTGCCAATAAATTCTAAACCAGACAGTGCGGAACCGCTTAGACTGCAATACGACTGGGAAGTTGTGTCAGAATTTAGAGACATACAAGGTTACGTGGACAGCAAAAAACTCGTGGTAGGTTTTTTCGACTCTGACGACGACGGCGTTGTAGACAATCCAGAAACATTTCAAGACATAGTAGATCCAGAAACAAACGAAATAGAAAAACTGATTTTTTTAAAGTTGATTACTTCGCCAGAAGGAGTTAATGATTTTGTTTACACCACACAGGAAGACATAGGGGTTAAGGTTTTTAGAACTAAAGAGGATATAGGTCCTCTCAGCCAATACGATGATCGACAACTGTTTTATTTCTTTGAAGAAGATGTATTTGAAATATTCAATAGAAACACAGTCACACTAGAACTTACTTCTGACTTTAGAGCAGAAAAAGGAATCGATTTATTGAAATTTCAGTATGTTCATTCAACAGGAGAAAATCAACGAATTGATCCTAGTTCAACAAACATAATTGATACATATCTGTTAACAAGGCAGTATGATCGAAGATTTAGGAGATTTTTGCAGGATATAGAAGCAGATGCACCTCTGCCTCCTAGCAGCGACTCTCTTTTTGTGCAATTTGGGCAAGAACTAAATGCTATTAAAAGTATCAGTGATGAGATAATATATCATCCTGTAAGATATAAGCCGCTTTTCGGTGAAAAAGCACCAAAAGAGTTGCGTGCAAAATTCAAAATAATCAAAAATCCTGATTTGGTTATCAACGACAACGACTTAAAATCAAGAACTATCGGTGCAATAAACAGATATTTTAATATTGATAACTGGGATTTCGGTGACACATTCTACTTTTCAGAGCTTGCTGCGTTTGTTGTAAATCAACTGGCACCAGACCTTGCATCCTTTGTAATTGTGCCTGTGCAGTTAGATCAAAGTTTCGGCAGTTTATTCGAAATCAAGAGCGAGTCAGACGAAATCTTTATCAGTGCTGCAACTGTTGCAGATATAGATATCATAGACGAAAATACAGCCAGTAGACTGCGAGCAGAAGGTTCTGTAATAACAGAATCTCAATCAAGGCCACAGGGAATACAAAGCACAACAGGAGGCCAACTAGATAATGGCATTTAATGACGATCAAAAAGAATTTCCTCTCCCTGGAGGGGACAACGACAGACGACGCAGTGCCCAGCATTTACCTCGGTACTTCAGGACTCAGGTAAACAACAAATTTCTGTCGTCTACTTTTGATCAATTTATACAGCCAGGGCAAGTGGAAAAGATAAGTGGCTTCTTTGGTCAACGTCAAGCCAAGGCTAGGCAGGTAGAAGACGTCTATGTTCCCGATGTGTCAAAGTCAAGACAGGACTATCAGCTTGAACCAGCTGCTGTAATTAAAGATGATTTAGATAACCTAGATTTTTATCAGGACTATAACGATTATATCAATCAAATAAACAATTTACGAGGATCTACGGCAGATCATTCTCTGCTTAACAGACAGGAATATTATGCGTGGGATCCTCACATTGACTGGGACAAATTTACAAACTTTAGAGAATATTTCTGGCTACCAAACGGACCTGATCCTGTGCCAGTTGCAGGTCAGTCAATAGATATTCAGTCTACCTATACAGTGACAAGTGTGGACGAACAGACAAACTATGCTTTTGTGTTTACCCCAGACGGGTTAACAAGAAATCCTGCTCTCACATTATACCGAGGCATCACATATAGATTTGAAATAGATTCTCCGGGCGTGCCTATCAGTATCAGAAAGCAGAGAATTGTGGCACGACCTTGGCAGCCACAGATTGCGTACAGACAAGCAGAAACTGTGTTGTTTGAGGGAGAAATATATATTGCAAACCAAAATCATAGATCTGGTTTTGATTTTTCTCAAGATGCAAATAAATGGGACAGATCTACGGACATTAACCTTGCCCAAGAAGCTGATAACCAAAGCGTAGAACAGGGTGTTATAGAATTAACACTAACACCAGAAACTCCAGACATTCTTTACTATGTTGCAGATAATGATATTAATGCTTCCGGAGAAATAAGAGTGTTTGATATCCAAGAAGCAGCATTTATTGATGTTGACAAAGACATTTTAGGCAAGAAAACCTATCGCACAGGAAACGGATTCGATCTTTCCAATGGAATGAAAATCTATTTTCAGGGAACAACTTCGCCGCAAAAATATCAAACAGGCAATTGGTATGTAGAAGGCGTAGGCGATTCTATCAAACTCATAAGCGAAAATGATCTTACAGTGGCAAGTGCTTTTGTGCAAGACGAATTTGTAGAATTCGATTCAGAAGGATTCGACAGAAATCCCTACAGTTTTTCAATAGGGTTCCCTCGCAATAAAGATTACATCACAATAAATCGATCTGCAAGAGACGGAAATCTTTGGAGCAAATATAATAGATGGATTCATAGAGACGTTATAGAAAAAGCTGCAGAAATAAATCAAACTGGTCTATTTATTGATCAAAACGCAAGAGCAACCAGACCAATTATAGAGTTTGAAGCAGGACTAAAACTGTTTGACTTTGGAACTAAAACAAAATCTTCTGTAGACCTTGTTGACAACTTTACCACAGATGTGTTTTCCACAATTGAAGGAAGCCAAGGTTATAACATAGATGGCATTGATTTGTCTCAGGGAAAGCGTGTTCTATTTACAGCAGATACAGACATTCTTGTAAAAAACAAGATCTATCAGGTTGAATTTATTACATTTAAAGGACAAAGACAGATCAGTCTGGTAGAAACAGAAGACACAGATCCTTTACAAGACGAAACAGTGTTGTGCATTGGCGGCAAAGAATTCGGCGGAAAGGTTTTGTATTTTACAGGCGACCGATGGGACTTAGCACAAAACAAAAGTTCTGTTAATCAGCCACCACTCTTTGATGTTTTTGACTGCGACGGTTTTAGTTTGTCAGACCCTGAAATTTATACTTCCACAGACTTTGAAGGTACACCTATATTTTCTTATAGGCAGGGAACAGGACCTTCAGACCCTGAACTTGGGTTTGCTCTTTCTTACCAAAATGTTCAAAATGTAGGAGACATTGTATTTGACTTTAATTTGTCTCGAGATGCTGTTATATTCTGTCCTGAAGGAGAAACAACAAAATCTATTGGGTTAGGCACAGGATTTTTGCGAAATTACAGAAACAGAACTGAATTTTCACTTGAAAACGGCTGGACCAGAGCATTTGAGCTCAGTTCGCAAGACGTGATATTCCAAGCGGTTGCAAGATCTACAACACCTCTAATTGACATAGACGTTTATGATAATTCTGCTAGATTAGACGACTTAGTTGTGAAAGTGTTTGTGGATAATGTTCTTGTGTTTGAGAATGTAGATTACGAAATTGTAAAAGGCAACGGTGATCTAGCACAAATACAAATTTTAACCTCTATTAACAGAGACTCGGTGATTAGGATTAAAACACGCAGCAGTGCACCAAAGAACAGCAGGGGGTTTTATGAAATACCACATAACCTCGAACGTAATCCTAACAACGAAGACCTTGGCAAAATAACACTAGGTGAAATCAACGATCATGTTTCGTCAATAGTTGAAAACTTTCAAGGTTTTAGGGGAGAATTTCCTGGAAGAGGAAATCTACGAGATGCCGGTAATTTAGCACAGTTTGGCAAAAGAGTAGTGCAACACAGTGCACCTCTTGCAATATCTCTATATCATCTTACGGACGAAGATGCCAATCTTGTACAGGCAATGAGATATGCCAAATTAGAATACAGTAAATTCAAAAGAAACTTCATACAGACAGCTACAGACACAGCGTTTGATGGCCCTATTGATAAACACTTCGAAGTTGTGCTAGAAAGAGTTTTGTCAAACTCAAAAAATTCAGATCCGTTTTATTTCTCAGACATGGTTCCTTTTGGCGGCGCAAAAGTCTCGAGACTGACTGTGCGAAGTGCAGGCGAAAGATTTTTCAGTCTTGCAGAACCATTTTCTTTAAACAGCCTTAGCAACAAGGCTGTATTGCTGTATCTTAACGGCAAGCAGTTATTAGCAAACAAGGATTATGAATTCAGCGACGAGGGCTTTGCTGTACTAAAATTTGATACCCAGGTGGGTGACGAAATTGTAATTAGAGAGTTTGAAACCACCGATGCAAATTTTATTCCTGCAACTCCTACAAAGCTGGGAATTTACCCTGCTTTCGAGCCTGCAATTTTTGTGGACGATACTTATGCTGAACCAAGAACCGTGATTCAGGGTCACGACGGTAGCATAACACTGGCTTTTGGCGATTTCAGAGACGACCTGCTACTAGAACTAGAAAAAAGAATCTATAACAATATCAAAATAGGATATGACACACAGGTATTTGACATATTTGACTATCTGCCCGGTGATAACAGAAACACCGGACTGTCTCGGTCGCAAATAGACAACGTGCTATCAAGAGACTTTACCCAATGGCTGAGTCTTGTAGACAGTGACTTTACAGATAATTCTGCATTCAATGATGCAAATCCGTTTACATACAATCACAGAGGGCTAAAATCTAGATTCGACAAGCCTTTACAAGGACACTGGAGAAGCGTATATAAACAGATCTTTGATACAGATCGTCCTCACACACATCCTTGGGAAATGTTGGGATTTACAGAAAAGCCCGAATGGTGGGACGAAGAGTACGGTGAAGCACCGTACACAAGCAACAACTTGCTTTTATGGGAAGACCTTGAACAGGGCATTGTTCGTGAACCGGGTCAGTTGCCTGAAACACGAGAAAAATTCAAAAGACCAAATCTTACAGCTTATCTCCCAGTTGACGAAAATGGCAATCTAGTTGCTCCGACTGCAACAAACTTAATCAAAACAATCAGATCAACCATACTAGCAGCAGACTGGAAATTTGGCGATCATGCACCTGTAGAAACTGCATGGAGACGCAGTTCTGAGTATCCTTTTGCACTTCTTGTTGCTCTCTTTTTAAATCAGCCAAACAGGGTGATTAGCGGTGCATTTGACAGGTCTAGACAATTTAGAAATCCTGCTGATCAGTTAATCTATGCTGCTCCTAACAATAGATTGAATCTGAGAGACCTTGTTTTACCTAACACCATAGACGAAAACGAAAGAGAATTTACATCTGGTCTGGTAAACTATATCAGAGATTGGTTTGCTGCTGCAACAAACAGAGAGTTTGTGTCTTATAGAGACAGACTAACGGGCCTAGATGTGTCAATTGGCGGCAAGCTTGCAGGCTATGCAAGCAAAGACAAACTAAAGTTTATACTAGATAGCAGATCTCCTCTAAGCGAAGGAAATGTGTTTGTTCCAGACGAAAATTATCAAATTGCTTTTAACAAGAGCACCCCGACTAGACTGTTATATTATAGCGGAGTAATTGTTGAACGACAGCCGCAAGGATTTGTTATTAGAGGGTATAACGAAGAGGACCCTGTGTTTGTGTGGAACAGGCCAATTGCCACAGAAGCAGACAGTGTGGTAAGAATAGGAGGTGTAACGGAACCTATCATTCAGTGGACTCCTCGTCGCACGCTAACAAAAGAGTCTGTGGTTGAAAATCAAAACAGGTTTTTCAGAGTAACACAAACTCATACTACAACTGATTCTTTTGATGCAGGTAAATTTGCTCCAATCGCAGAACCTGCTGTTCGCGGTGGCAGAGAAGCCAGGTTAAGAACAAGATTTAGAACACAAACAGAAGAACTTGCATATAACTCTGTTTTCAAGTCAATACAAGAAGTTGTTGATTTTTTGTTAGGTTATGGACATTATCTAGAGAGCCAAGGATTTGCTTTCGATCACTTTGATTCTGATTCAAGGCAAGTAGCCAACTGGACAACTTCAGTAAAAGAATTCTTGTTCTGGACTACTCAAAACTGGGCACAAGGTTCAGTTATTTCTCTGTCGCCTGGTGCATTCAAAATCACACTGGAAACTGATTTTGAGTCGGTAGATTCTGTGTTTGACAGTCTGTACGGATACGGAATACTAAAAGTAGACGGAAGCCGCCTTGAGCCAGAATTTGTTAGTATTTCCAGAGAGGACGTAGGCAAGTTCGAAATACGACCAAGAATAACAGCAGATGGAATTTATGGTTTAAGAATACCGCTTGTTCAAAAAGAACATGTTGTTTTATTTGATGATAGAACCAGTTTTAATGACGTAATATATGACAAAGCAGCAGGTTATAGGCAAGAAAGAATCTCAGTATTAGGGTATAGAACAACAGACTGGGATGGAAGCATTAATATTCCTGGGTTTATTCTGGATCAAGTGGACATCAAAGACTGGGAACAGTGGCGAGATTATGACATAGGGGACGTTGTAAGGCACAAAGAATTTTTCTATGCAGCAGACACACGGGTCGTAGGCTCTGCAGAATTTCAAGAAGAAAGCTGGGCAAAACTTCCAGAGCGACCAGAATCTCGTCTGCTGCCCAACTTTGATTACAGATCTGCTCAATTTGCCGATTTCTATGACCTAGACAGTGATAACTTTGATGCTGAGCAACAGAGATTTGCCCAGCATCTGATAGGCTATCAAAACAGAGATTACCTTGCCAACATAATCAATGATGATGTAAGCCAATACAAGTTTTATCAGGGATTTATCAGAGAAAAAGGCACCCAAAACGCATTTACAAAACTGTTCGATGCTCTAAGTGCAGATGATAGAGAAAGCGTTGAGTTTTTTGAAGAATGGGCAATTAAGTCTGCACAATACGGAGCAAGCGAAGGCTTTGAAGAAGTAGAATATCCGCTAGATGAAACAAGATTTAGGAGATCTCCGCAGCCTGTTCGACTAGTTTCCAGAAGAGACCCAGAGGCAACTGACCTTGTTTATGAAATAATTCCCAGCGAAGTGGGCATACAGCCTAGAGACTATAATCATAGACCGTTTCCAGAAACTCTTGTGCCAGAGAGTTTTGTTAAGGAAAGTGGCTATGTAAACCCAGACGATGTTGATTTTATTGTAGACGATTACCCCAGTATCGCGGAAATTGATTTTGATATTCTGTCGGTCGGCAATCACATCTGGGTCGGCAACGACGAAGAAACTTGGCAAGTGTATACCGCTGTAAGAGTTTCTAC